GAAGGGGAGGAAATTCCCGACCCTCGGTTCATGTGTGTGTGCGCGTGCGCGCATGTGTAGGGGGAGGAAAAATCCTCCCCTTCCTCCCCATCCTCCCCCAGACCAGGAAAGACCTGGATCGTTGCTAGGTTAGGATTGTCAGAGAATCCTCCCTGACCCTCCCCAATCCTCCCCGCCTGCGGTCCCACCGGGGAGGAAGGGGAGGATTTTCCGGTGTTGCTTTCCTGAGACGTCGTCAGGCGCCACCGCTGGGCGTTGTGTGACGCGCCGCCAGACTGGAGTCGCACGCGCCTGTCGCTGACCCGAAACACGCGATCGCGCATCTTGCTGAGGGCCCGACCGAGGCGAACGCGCTGTCCGTTTTCATCCTTCGCGCTGATGGGCAAAGGCGGGTCGGCCATCTTGGCGTGCCCAAAGAGGTCACTGGCGCTGACCTCCGCCGTGCCGAAGCGATCCCACCAGGTCTGCACGAAAGCCCGCCAGGCACCGCCCTCGCTGTCGGAGGCCGCCATCATCTCGTCGAGGTTGCCGAGGAAGCCCTCGATGCCGGCCACCTCCAGCACCCCGCCCAGCGTCTGCGCCCAGGCCTCGTAGCTGCCGATGCTGCGGCTACCGCGGAACCGACCTGCCACTATCCATGCCTGGCACAGGGTAAGGCAGGCGGCGACCAGCCTGCCGCGATTGGCGCGCACCCACACCATGAGGTCGGGATGGCGAAAGCTGTCTCGGCGCCAGGGCTGGTCGGTGTGCGCGTCGAGCCGGATGCGGACCAGGCGCCGCGCCATCTCGTTCGAGAAGGTGGGGTTGTTGCCGGTGGCGACCCAGGCGCAGCGGATCGGCAGCCGCGTCATCTCGGATTGCCCGAGGATGCGGTCCTCCCAGAAAGGGGCGGTCAGGGCCGCGGCGAGAGCCGAGCTGTCGAGCTGCTCGCGCAGATTGTCGATCAGGATCAGCGAGGGGATCTGCCGCAGCTTGGCGGTGATGCGCTTGCGCCATTCCTCGTCGTCGCGCCCCTCGGTCATGACGGAGGCGCCGACACCAGTGAGCACGGTGGCGATCACGTCCACCATCAGCGTGGCGCCGGTGCCAGGGGTGGGCTTCTCGATCAGATGCAGCGGCGTCGGGCCGTCGATCATGGCGCGGAGGAAGCTGAGCAGCAGCAGGGACAGGGCGTGGGCGCGCTCGGCGGTGCTGGTAAAGGGGAAGTCGCCCAGCAGGTCATCCAGCAGCAGGGAGCGCGCCGCGGTGATGTCCTGAGACGAAGGACGGTCGGGAACGGCTGGCAGGCGAAAGCCCACGGTCGGGCGGTAGAGCAGCCGGGCGTCGGGGTGGTAGCCGGGTTCGGTGAGCAACACGCCACCCCGCCCGAACACCGGCGTGGTGACGATGCCGGCGAGGATGGGCAGGTCGGGATCCGGGGTGGCGAGCAGCGACTGCACTACGCCGGTGGGCGGCGGTGCGGGGATGGCGTCGCCCTTGGCGTTGACCTTCCGCCAATCCGCCAGCTTGGCCAGCATGTGGCGGAGCCGCTCCTCCGAGACCGTGGCGGCGACGGGCCGCCCCTCATCGTCGGGCGTGACCCAGCTGGGCAGCCCGCCGAGCCGGAACAGCCAGGGCGTGCGGTTGGAAGCGAGGATGGCGCTCCAGGCGCGGTCGGTGGCGCGGCGAAGATTGCCTTCATCGGCGCGCAGCACCGGCAATGGCGCGGCCGGCTCCTGGAAGCCCAGCGGCAGGTGGCGGCCGGTCTCGTCCTCCGCTGGCGGCGGCGGCGTGGCTGCTGCGCGCAGGGCGGCGTCTACCAGGGCGGCAATGGCCTCGGGGCCATCGCGGCCCAGCATGTCGTTGAAGTCGTCGCCCTGCTGCGGCGGCCTGGCGATGGCGACCACGATGCCGTTGCGGCGAAGGCGGCCCGCCACCGCGTCCGCGGCGCGCATGCCGGCGCCGGAGGCGTCATGGTCGGCGAGGATGATGATGCGCTGGGCCTCGGGCGGCAGCTGCACCTGCTCGAGGCCGGAGGTGGAGAGCGTGGCCCAGACCGGTAGCCCTGGGCAGGCTGCCATGACGGCGAGGCCAGTCTCGATGCCCTCGCAGAGCCCGAGCACGCCGTGGGTGCCGATCGGCGCCAGCCGCACCGCGCCACCACCGACCTTGCCCATCATCATGCGCGGCTTGGGGACGTCCGCCTTCCGGACCGCCTCGCCATCCTGCCGCAGGTAGGTGCGATGGAGCGCGACGACTTCGCCGGCGGCATCGCGGACCAGCCCGATCATCGCCAGATAGCCGGCCTTGGTCTCGAAGTTCGTCAGGTCGGGGTGAAACAGCAGGTCGGCGCCCACCGGCACGGCCAGGCCGCGGCCGCGCAGATAGGTCTCCGCGGGCGTGCCGGCGATCGCCACCGCGTGCTCCCGCACGAAGCCAATTTCGTGCGTCATGTCGCGCTCGGGCTTGCGCGCCGGCGGTGGCTCCTGCCGCGCGGGTGCCTCGCCCGTCCAACCGACACGCGCCGCAGCCTCGGCGAACAGCAGCCGCCCCGAGAGGCCGGTGCCATGCTCCAGCGTGCTGAATGGCCCACCGCCCTGGGCGCCATCGAAGTCGTGCCAGTCGCCAGCATGCTCGCCGGCCAGCATGATCACGCAGGATCCGGACTGGCGTGGCGGCGCGCCCTGAATATTGGCGAGCCGCCATTCATCGCCCTGGCGCCGCCCATTGGGGAACAGCCCAGGCACCCAAGCATGGGCCGTGTCGCGCAGCCTGGCCGCGATGGCGTCGAGGTCATAGCGGAGGGCGGGTGCGGACGGCGCCGCGTCGTTCAGATCAATCAAGGATCACCAGCCCGCGTTCCGCGCGCGTGATGGCGGTGTAGAGCCAGCGGTTGCGGTCCTCCGCTGTGCGGCTCAGCCCGTCATCATAGACGACGACGTTTTCCCACTGGCTGCCCTGGGCCTTGTGGCAGGTGATGGCGTAGCCCCAGCTGCTCTCGATCAGCCCGCGCATCTCGCGGTAGTCGCGGGTCAGACGCTCCCGGTCGTAACGGACGTGATCGTCGTAATGGCCCTTGTAGAAGCGGTGGCGGCCGGAAATAGCGACGCCATCCTCGGTGGTGATGGTGGCCGAGAAGGCCAGGTCGCTCTCGTGCCGGATCTCCGCCAGCGCCAGGAACATCCCATTGACCAGGCCGAGGTCGTGGCGGTTCTTGAGGCAGATGAGCTTCTCGGCCTGGCCCGCGGGATAGGGCGCGGGGAAGCCTGCCGCCTGTTTGATCTGGCTGTTGAGCCATCGGCGGGTGTCATTCCTCCCGCAGATGACCTGACCGCCGCGCAGCATCTGCTCGGGTCGCACCGCATTGCGCGGCAGCTTCCAGACATGCGCATCATGCTCGCCGGACGGAATGTCGATGCCCTGCCGCGCCATGGTGGCGAGGCGAATGATGGCGCTCTCGCCGGCCTGCCGGTGGATCTCGGTGAGCATGATATCCGGCTTTGCCTCCGTGAAGGCGCCGGTGCCCTTGATGGGGGGCAGCTGCCCGGGATCGCCCAGCACCAGGATGGGCTTGCCGAAGGCGAGCAGGTCGGCAGCCATCTCGGGCCCGACCATCGACACCTCGTCGAGCACGATGAGGTCGGCATCGCGCACGAGCGATTGCTCGTTCAGCAGGAAGGTGGGCTTGTGGATGTCAGCGAGGCGCAGCTGCAGCTTGCTGATCTGCATCTCGGCGAATGCGCGCTCGGCGGGTCCCATGCGTCCCAGGCCACGCTGGAGATCGAGGAGGTCTCGCTCCACGCGGTCGATTTCCTCCGGCGTCGCCTCGGAGACGCGATAGATCAGGGAGTGGATGGTGGAGGCGGGCGTTCCCTTGCGGGTCATCACCAGCGCCGCCTTGCCGGTGAAGGCCGCGAAGAGAGTACGGCGGCGCGCCGCATCCTCCTGATCGCCGCTGGCTGCCACGTCGATGCCGATCGCCTGGATGGCGTAGGTGATGACGGTGCTTTTGCCGCTGCCGGCATAGCCGAAGAGACGAAACACCTGCTGCTGGTGGGTGCGGTTCTGGAACCAATCGACGATGGCGCGGATGGCGTCCGCCTGCTGCGGGGATGGGGTGAAGCTCATGCGGGCGCCTCCCAGCAACGCGCGGCATAGGGACAGAAGCGGCAGAGGTAGAAATCGCGGGCCTGCGCGATGCGCGGCGGGAGTTCGCCCGCGTCAGCAGCGCGGAGGATGTCGACGGCGCGATCCGACAGGCGCTGCGCTTCGGCCGCGTCGAAGGGCACCGCCTCGTGGTGCAGCGCCAGCGTGTCGCGATTCAGTGCGGTGAGCAGCGCTACCTCGAGCTCGAGGTAGGCCATGTAGAGCTGCACCTGGGCGAAGTAGATCGGCTTGGACTGGCGCAGGCCGTGTTTGACCAAGTCGGTCCATGACTTCTGACCGAGTGCCTTGTGCTCCCACAGGGAAGGCCAGCGGATGCCGACATCGGGGCCGGCCACGATGACGCCATCCGCATGGCCACGCAGCTTTCCGCCCGCGGCGGCAAAGCCGAATTGCTCGCCATCGGCGCCACGATCGCGCAGATCAAAGCCCGCCTGGCGGAGCCAGCGGATGGACAGCGTCTCGAACTGGTGCCCCGCATCGAAGATGCGCAGGATGCCGCCGTCGAAATCGCGGCCCGCATCCTTCGGCGTATGGACCACCTCGTAAACCAGCTTGCGGGCACAAGCCTCGCCAATGCGGCTGCCGCCGAGATAGTCGCGTGGGCGCTGCTGCTGGTTGCGGGCCACCAGCGCGGCATCGACATGCGCGTTGATGCGCGCCGTCGTGTCGGCCACGCCGTGCGCGGCGCGTCCATAGACCAGGCCGGATTGGTGGTTGAGGTCGAGGATCACGGCCAACCCCCTAAAATGGGATCGGGTCGTCGAGCGGATCCCGCTCGGCGGCCTGGCGCTGCATGGATGCCTGGAAGCCGTCGACGCAGGCCTCGATGATGCGGTCGATCTCCATCGCACTGCGGTCATGGAACGGCGCCATGAGGTTCAGCTCCACCAGCACTTCCGCGAGCGGCCGGCGCGCGTCCTTCACCGCGCGCTCCTCCATCTGCGTTTTGTCGATCACGCCATTGGACCTGCGGGCCATCGCGCCGCCTGCCTCGCAGCATCGCATTGAGCAGAAGCGGTGGTGGGGAAACTCGCCCAACCGCATCTCGTGGATGTAGCCGAACCCCTTCGCCTCCCGGCCGCAGAGCGCACAGGTGAGGCGACGTACCTGATCCTCCGGCGAGCAGCCGCGCGGCGGTGGCAGGGGCTTGGCCGCAGCACGCGGCTGCGCCGGCCGCGTCCAGCGGCGACGGACCATCGGTGCATCACCCGTTCAGCCAAGCCGGGCCGCCTGCCGCAGGGGGTGCCGAACGCGGGGGTGGGGCGGACGGCGTGGCAGCCGGTGCAGCCCAGGAGGGCGACGCTGGTGCGGCGGCCTGTGGCGCTGCCGTGCTGGCCCAGGCCGGCGCACTCGGCGCAGGAGCCGCGGCGGGCTTTGCTGTGCGCTGGCCGCTGGGCGAAGCCGGCACCGACTCGCCCGCCATGATGCGCGCATATTCGGGCTCGCCCGGCAGCACCACGCGGTCGAGGCGGTTGCTGTCGCTGTAGCGCGGGTCATTCGCCGGCTCGACCCGGATCTTTGCGGCGAAGGTGATGCCTGACAGGTCGGACAATCCACGCAGGACCCGCTTCGCCTTGGCTGCCTCGCCCATATCCTGCGGGTCGAGGCCCAGCGCGCTGTCGATCATTGCGCGGAAGGTCCCCTTCGAGATCTTCCAGGCGATGGACACGCCGTGCTCATCGACCTTGCCGCCGACCACCGTGAAGGTCTGCCAGAATTTGCGGCGGATGTGCGGACCCGCGGCGACGGTGAATTCGCCGTCCACCATGGCGGTGTCGCCGCCGCCACGGGATGCCTTCAGGAGACCGCGGTCGGCCTCGCCCTGACCATCCACCCCGCCAGGGCGGATCACCATGGTCACCTTGGCAAAGGTGCCGTCCGGGATGAGGTCGGAGCCACGCGGCAGTTCGGCGTCGTTCATGTCGTACATCGATCGGTGTGCCTCTCGGGTTCGGGTCAGGCGGGGGATGCGGCTGGGGCGTTGATCTTGCGGAGCAGCGCGAGCAGATCCGGCGGCTCGGTCTCATCGAGGCGGCCAGAGCGGTCCTTGGCCGGCAGCCCGAAGCGGTTGCCCGCCTGGCAGACCAGCCGGCGTTCCGTGCCGCGCTGAGGGTCGTGGACCAGCGCGCCGTCGCCATCGCGGGAGAACAGCGAGAGGGTGATGACCTGATCGACGATGCCGGGGAGTTCGCGGCCGGCCTTGCCGCCCTCCATCTGCGGCTGCCAGGCGACGCGGCCGAAGTCGTCGGTGTGCTTCTCCAGGATGCCGACCAGGATCACCGTCTTGCCTGGCGCGTGCTGGAGGTGCTTCAGCAGGCCAATGACCTCGCGCCCGAGCAGCCCATAGGCGCCGCGGGTGTCCGGCTTACCGGTCTTGTCGGAGAAGGCCTCGGGCTGCTTCTTGGCCCAGACCATGGCCTGGCGCGTCAGATCGGTGATGCTGTCGACGAAGATGATCGACTTCCGGGCAAGCATTGCGACGAGGTCGGGATGCTGGGCGGCGTAGTGGGCGTAGTGCTCGTTCGAAAAGAAGGCGGTGGGCGGGGCGGCAGGGTTCGGGCCGCCGATCAGGGAGGTGAGAACGACCATGTCCTCGAAGCAGCGCACGGGGATGCTGTCGCCGCGCCAGTCCTGCACCGACTTCATGCCGGCTTCGAGGTCGAGGAAGGCCGTCTCGACGGCGGGCAGTACCTTGACGAGCGTGGTCTTGCCCGACCCGCTCTCGCCGACGATGACCATCGTGGTCTTGTTCGCGGCGGCAGAGATCCGGTCGTCGGCCGTGACGATGCGCAGCGCCATCAGAGAGCCCCCCGCAGAGGATGGAGGGCGCCGGCATGTGGGCTGTCCCGCCGCGCGGTCTCCGACATGATGGCGAGGCGATAGGTGGCGCGACCTGTGCGCACGGTGCGGGCCGGCTCGAAGGCGGCGCGAATGCGCTCCGGCCAGGCGGTGTAGGCCCGCTCCGAGACCTTGAAGCTGACCTCGACGTACTGGCCCGGATCCTCGCCGCCAGCGCGGATCTGCTCGGACAGCGCGGCGAGCCGCGTCTGGTCCCATTCCACCCGCTTAGGCAGATCAGCGGTGACCTCGACGTTGCCGTCCTGGAAGCGGACGGTGCCAGTGTCCTTCCCGGCCGCGGCGCGGGCGCCGATGGCGCGCTGCTCGAAGCGCATGGCGATGGCGCCCTCGATCCAGTCGAGCGCCCGCTTGGCGATGTCGAGACGCGACCGCGCCTCCTCCTGCAGCAGAGCGAGATGCTCGGCCGGCAGGTCGATCACCTGGCCGATCGGCAGCAGGCGCATGTCGTCGATCGTCGGGTGGTTGCGGCGGGAGGCTTCCATCACGCCGCCTCCCGGCCGAGCAGGTCGGCCAGCGCGTAGCCGGCGGCGCTGCGTGCGCTCAGTGGCCGGGGCCGAACGATCAGCAGATAGGCGCAGCGCCCTTCAGCGACGCGGCGCTGCACGAGATGGCCAAGGCCAGCCTCCGCCATCGCCCAAACGCGACGCGCGACAGCCTCGAGATCCTCGCGCCGCTCGGCCGGCAGTTCGGACGCCGCCTTGTCGCGATCACGGGCGAGCAGGCCCATGTGGTAGACGATGGCATCGCCGGGCGCCGCATCGGCGAAACAATCACACAGGCCGTTCTCCGTCAGCACGACATCGAGCAACGCATCGGCGCACGACATCGTCTCGGCAGTCTCAAGGGTCAGGTGCGCAATGCGCATTGATCGGCTCTCCCTCTCAGGCATGGTTCGGCATTTCTTTCTTTACGTATCCGGGGGCCGATTTTTCCCACCGCCCCGCGCGCGGCTGTCCGCGCACGTCGGCCGGCGGCCGCATGCCCGACGCTCGCAGCCAGCAGCGCAGGTCGGCGACCGCGCGATAGAAGGCGGTGGTGGAGCGCACGTCCGCACGCTGCGCCGCGGCGACATCCCCCATCGCGGCGAGCAGGCGCAGCAGTTCCTGCGGCTGCAGCGGCAGCTCCGCCGCCACGCGCTGCAGGTCCAAGGTCAGGACCGGATCGGCGCAGTCCTGCTGGGTGGCTGAGGCGCCTGCCGGGAACTGATCGAGATCGAGCGCCAGGCAGGCGCCGTGCCGGCCCCGATGGGCGCGCGCACGATCGGCGACGACCGTCCGGGCGACCACGCCGGTGAAGGTGCTCCAGGCCCCGCGCGCCGGATCGAACTGCTCCAGGCGCTCCAGCAGCGCGACCAGAATGTCCTGGCGCAGGTCGTCCCGATCGGCGCGCCCGAGGCGCAGGCGGCGAGCCCCTCGGGCGGCCTGGACGGCGGCGGTCGTGAGGGCGACCCGGAGGTCCGCGGCCTCCAATAGCGGTGGTTCTCGATGCGCTTCAGCACGTTGCGCGCTCATTTGAACTCTCCTGCTGCGCCGGGTGATGGCGACGGCAGGAACGAACCACGCGGATAGGAGGGCGATCAGCCTGGAAGGGTAGTTATTCCTGGCCAGGAAATGACCGGAATTTCTGACCACGCAATTCTGTCTCTATATCAATGCGTTAGATGTGGCAGAAGCGGATACGGTTATCGTTTCGGCTATTTATTGACTGACCCCCTAACAGGACGATGGACTCACCCGGGAGCAGGAACATAAATAGAACATCGCGTTGCGCAGATGCGTAAACCACGGAGGCCCCCCGCGATGTCGCTTTCCCTGTCCTACCCGCACGACCCCACGTCCAAGGCCCCGCACCCGCTGGCCGCGGACACCGTCTGGTCGGTTGCATCCCAGTTGCGCCAGGCGGTCCCCCGCCGCGACGGCCCCTGGGCGCTCGACCCCAAGGATCTCGCCGCCGCGGCGACCCGTCTGGAGATCAACCGCAGTGGCGTGGAGGTCCATTGGGACTTCGCCCATGCGGTCCACGATGAGGATCGCCAGCCGGTGCTCGGCATTTGCGAGACCGATCCCTCGGCGCCCGGCATCGCCCTCGTCTCGATCAATGCGACGATGCTGGCCGACCGGCCCGAGTTGCTGCTGAGCACCCTGGCGCACGAGCTTGGGCATGTCGTGTTCGACGTGCCGGCGGCCACGCGGCAATCCGCCCGTCGCTATCGGTCAGTCACCTCCGGGCCGCACAGCTTCGACGGCGCCGCCGTACGCGAAGAGCGGCGGGCCAATGAGTTCATGGGCGCGCTGCTGGCCCCGCCCGTCTCCCTGCATTTGCGCCTGGTGAAGCATGCCCGCTCCGAGAAGCTGCGCATGGTGAACGCGCCGCACCGCGGGCGTGTCGGCTGCCGGGTTCTCGCGCACGACACGCCGCCCGAGGCGCTGGCCGGTGTTGTCGCCGCCTTGGCGGGGGATTTCGGCGTGTCCGATCGATTCATTGCGGTGCGCCTGCAGCGCTACCGCCTAATCGAGGGAGGCAGGCCGTGAGCTTCGGCAGCGTGCTTCGCGAGCGGCGGACGGAGCTCAGCATCGGGCTGACCGACATGGCCGAACGTCTGGGCATCTCGGCCGCGTACTGGTCGCGGATCGAACGGGACCTCGAGAGCCCGCCGCGCGACCAGCTTATCGAACGGGCGGCGGCCATCCTCGGGCTGCTGATGGACGATCTGTTTGTCGAGGCGCATCGCCTGCCACCCGACATGCGGCAGGACATGGCCAAGGTGGTGCGGGCCTATCGGCGCCTGCGTGCGATCGAGCGGAGGTGATCGTGGCCAAGACGAACCGGCGAAAACCCTACTACACGCTGCGCGAGATCTTTGTGCGCTGGGCCATGGATGCCGATGATATCTCCGCCTACGTGCTGGAAGGCGAGCTCTGCCTGTCCTTTCCGGTTGCCGCGCTCTTGATGGAGGTGAGCGACACGCACCGGGCCGCTGACGAGCGGGTTCGGGTGGAGCCGAGAGGTCGCCTGCACCACGTCGGTCCGATCGATCTATCGCGCATCGATGCCTATGCGGTCATGCAGAACGGCGCGGGCCAGATCGCGCGCTTTCTAAGCCCAGCGGGCGAATTGCTGGAGCCGATCGACGAGAATGGCGAGCGGCACGCCTTGGTCGTGAAGCGCGCCCAGCTGGTGGTCCGGCATGATGAGCTGGAGCGCTTCGAGATGGAGCACGATCTCGGTACCGGCGACGCGCCGCCGTCGTCGCCGACTCTTCCGCCGGCGACTGTGTGGGCGCCCCCGCGCGCATGGTTCGCCCCGGCCGCGCGCGGCGCACCGCCGCGGCATGAGTGGGAGGACTGCCTGTGCGAGTTGGGGGCAATCGCCCACAACGAGGGCCTTCCCGACATCCAGGCCGAGACGGTGCGGCGCTTGATGGATTGGTTTTCAACCACCTATGGCCCCAACAACGTCCCGAGCGAGAGTGCGGTCAAGCAGCGGGTCAGCCGGTTCTACCATCGTCTCCGCCGCGATGAAGTTCCTCCCACCGGGGCGACCCAGAGTCGGTGCAGCGCACCTGGGCCAGGGCGTGGGAAAAACGGCCGCGCGAATACGTAAAGGGGAGGCAGGACAATGCGTGCTGGATCCCGATGCCCCTGCCGACCAATCATCATCTGCCGCCCCACCTCCGGGAGGTCTGCGCCATCCTCGCAGCGGGCCTGCTGCGGCTGCGCAGCCGCGCTGACGAGGATCTCGCGCGGGATGCCGCGCAGGTCGAGGCCCGCGGAGACATTCGCCTACACTCAACCGCCAGGCAGCGCGGTCATGCGAACCCCAGGAGAAAGGGAGTCGCATGACCAAACGATCGAGCACGAAGGCAAGGCAGCAGAATGCCGCGCCGCCGGCGCCCACCATCCCGAAGATCCCGCCGACGCAGGTGCTGTCGCGGCTCGCCGCGCTGCAGGCGGCGCCGACCGCTACGTTGAAGCAGCAGTGGCGCGAACTGTTCGGCAAGGAGCCGCCGCCCTGGAACCGGGCCTACATCCAAAGCCGGCTGGCCTATCGCATCCAGGAATTGGCCTATGGCGGGCTGAAGCCCGAGACCGTCGACCGGCTCGTCGCGCTGGGTGAGCAACTGGATGGCGGCAACGTCGTTCTGCGCCGAATCCGCGCCGACAGCCGCCCGCTGGCCGGCACGCGCCTCATCCGGGAATGGCAGGGCGTGCAGCACGTGGTCACCGTGCGCATCAACAACTTCGAATTCGAGGGACGGCCGTATCAGTCGCTCTCGGCTATCGCGCGCCACATCACCGGCACGCGCTGGAATGGCTGGACGTTCTTCGGGCTGCGGGCGCGGGGTGACGCATGACCCGCCGCGCCCGCATCGAGCCGGCCATGCCGGCGACCACGAAGAAGCTCCGTTGCGCGGTCTACACTCGGAAATCCACGGACGAGGGGCTGGAGAAGGAATTCAACACGCTCGACGCGCAGCGCGACGCCTGCGAAGCGTACATCACCAGCCAGCGCGCCGAGGGGTGGATGCTGGTGCGCGACCGCTACGACGATGGCGGGTTCTCCGGCGGCACGCTGGAGCGGCCGGCGTTGCAACGCCTGCTGCGTGACATCCAGGCCGACCTGGTCGATGTCATCGTGGTCTACAAGATCGATCGGCTCAGCCGCTCGCTGATGGATTTCGCCAAGCTGGTGGAGGTTATGGATGCGCACGGCGTGACGTTCGTGTCCGTGACGCAGAGCTTCAACACGACCACCAGCATGGGTCGGCTGACCCTGAACATCCTGCTCTCCTTCGCGCAGTTCGAGCGGGAGGTCATTGGCGAGAGAATCCGCGACAAGTTCGCAGCGTCCCGCGCCCGCGGCATGTGGATGGGGGGCAAGGTGCCGCTCGGCTATGACGTCGTGGCCCGCAAGCTGGTGGTGGATGAGGACGAGGCGCCGCGGGTGCGCCGCGTATTCGAGCTCTTCGTCGAGACGGGATCGGGCATCGAGACGGTCGCCCGCCTTCGGGCGGAGGGCGCCACCAGCAAGGCGGGCCGGCCGCTGGACAAGGGCGATGTCTACAAGCTGCTGAACAACCGGACCTATGTCGGCGAGGCCGCGCACAAGGGGCAGGTCTATCCCGGCGAGCACCAGGGGATCGTGCCGCGGGAGCTTTGGGACCGGGCACATGCCGTGCTGCAGGTCAGCCCACGGGTCCGCGCCAACCAGAATCGGGCGCAGACGCCGGCGCTGCTGAAGGGGCTGATCTTCGGAGTGGACGGGCGGGCGCTGTCGCCGACCCACGCCCGAAAGAACGGCCGGCTCTACCGCTACTATGTGGCGCAGCGTGTGCTGAAGGGGGATGCCGTCAGGGACGACACCATTGTGCGCCGGGTGTCAGCGGCGGAGATCGAGGCGGCGGTGGTGGATCAGGTGCGGGCGCTGCTGCGCCAGCCGGAGATCGTGATCGGCACGTGGCGCGCGGCGCGCAGGGAGGCGCCTGACCTGACCGAGGGCGAGACGCAGGACGCGCTGCATCGGCTTGACCCGCTGTGGGAGCATCTGTTCCCGGCGGAGCAGGCGCGGATTGTGCGGTCGCTGGTGGAGCGGGTGGTCGTCGGACCGGCCGGCGCCGACATTCGGCTGCGGCTGGACGGGCTGAGCGGCCTCGTTCGCGATCTCACCGTAAGCGCGGCGTAGAGGCCCTTGAGGCGGGCGATTGACGATCAGCCGCTTTCGTTGGTCTTCCAGCACCAGGGCATGAGGTCGTCGATGCGGCTGTTTGGCCAGCCGTTCACGAGGCGTGTCAGCAGGTCGGTGAAGTAGCGCTGCGGGTCGACGCCGTTCAGCTTGCAGGTTTCCACGAGGGACGCGACGGCGGACCATCGTGCGCCGCCATCATCGCCCGAGGCGAACAGCGCATTCTTGCGGCTGAGGCAGACCGGGCGGATGGCGCGCTCCACCGTGTTGTTGTCGAGCTCGATCCGGCCGTCCTCGAGGAACCGGACGAGGCCCTCGCGGTGGTTCAGCGCATAGCGGATGGCCTGCGCGGTCGGGCTGCCGCTGGGCAGGCGCGCGAGCTGCGCCGTGAGCCAGGCGAACAGATCCTCGATGAACGGCCGGCTCCGTTCCTGGCGGACGGCGCGGCGGACCTCAGGCGCCTTGCCGCGGATCTCGGCCTCGACGGCGTAGAGCGTGGCGATGCGCTGCAGCGTCTCGCTGGCGATCGGCGCCGTCTTGCCCTTGGCCAGCTCGATGAACTCGCGCCGGACGTGGCTCCAGCAGAATGCCAGCGTGATGCCGGCGTTGCTCGCGGCCAGCGCCTTGTAGGCGCCGTAGCCGTCGCACTGCAGGATACCTCGGTAGCCGCTCAGCAGATCCTTCGCATGCTCGGCGCCACGGCCCGGGGCGTAGTGGAACACCACTGCCGGCGGGTCGGTGCCGCCCCAGGGCCGGTCGTCGCGCGCGATCGCCCAGGCGTATCCCTTCTTGGTCTTGCCGCGGCCCGGGTCGAGCACCGGCATGGTGGTCTCGTCCACGAACAGCCGCGCTGAGCCCAGCAGGATCTCCCGCATGCGGCGCACGACCGGCATGGCCTCGCTCGCCGCCGTGCCGGTCCAGTCTGCCAGCACCTCGCGGCCGATCCCGATCCCCTGCCGCGCCAGGATCTGCGCCTGGCGATAGAGCGGCAGGTGGTCGGCGTAGCGCGAGACCAGCACATGCGCGACCGTCGCCTCGGTCGGCACGCCACCCTCGATCAGCCGGGCCGGTGCCGGCGCCTGCAGCACCACGCCGGGGCAGGCCCGGCATGCGAGCTTCGGGCGCTTCGTGACGACGACGCGGAACTGTGCGGGGATCACGTCGAGCCGCTCGGCCGCATCGACGCCGATCTCGACCAACGGACCCCGGCAGCAGGGGCAGGCCGTCGCCTCCGGGACCAGGACCTGTTCGACGCGCGGCAGGTGTGCCGGCAACCGGCCACGTCCCTCGCGGCGACGCTTTGCCTGCTTCTCCCGCAGCGTCGGCGACGCCTTGCCGGCCTCGGCCGCATTGCCGGCCAGCGTCGCCTCGATCTCCTCGAACGCGAACAGCAGCTGGTCCTCGGGGAGCCGCTCCGACTTCACCCCGAACTGACGGCGCTTAAGCTTCAGCAGCAGGTGGTGGAGCTGCTCGTTCCGCACCGCCAGCGCGTCGCGTTCGGCCGCCAGGCTGTCGCGCTCGGCGATCACCGACAGCAGCAGCGCGCGCAGCATCGCGGGATCTTCCGGCAGGCTCGGCATGTCGGCGGCCGCAACGCGCATCGTGCGTGCGATTCTATGCAGGCGCGCTCGGCTTGGGAATCTCTCGCGTTGCCTGGACGCGCCGCCAATCGATCCCGTCGAACAGCGCAGCAAACTCCACCGGCGTCAGGCGCAGCGCGCCGTCCACGATCGGCGGCCAGCGGAATGCGCTGCCCTCCAGTTGCTTCCAGACCAGCACCAGGCCGCTGCCGTCCCAGACCAGGATCTTGATCCGGTCGGCACGGCGCGAGCGGAACACCAGCACCGCGCCGGAGAACGGATCAGCATCCAGCACCTCGGCAGCCAGCGCCGCCAGGCTGTGCGCGCCCTTGCGGAAATCCACCGGCTTGCTCGCCAGCAGGATCCGTGCACCCGCCGGCAGGGCGATCACGTCGCTGAGGCCCGGACCGCCCGCAGCACCATCGTCAGCTGCGCCTCGTCGGCGCCGGGCGCGACCCGCAGAACCGCACCCGCGAGTTTCACCTCGATCGCAGGCGTGCCGCGCGCCGGCGTGACCGAGGCCTCAGGCTTCGACGCTGTCGTCTCCACGACGACCGGCACGAAATCCAGCGGCGCACCAATCCCGACCCGCATCTCCCGCCGCCACGTGAACACCTGCTGCGGACAGATCTGCCAGCGACGAGCCACCTCTGCCACGACAGCGCCAGGCTCGAGCGTCTGCGCCACCACCTTCGCCTTATCGTCGTCCGACCACTTCCGCCGGCGACCAGGTCCCGTCAGCACCTCAAGCCGGCGATACCCGCCAGCCTTCGCGTCGTCATTAACGTCGACCATAATGTCGGCCCGAAGCTCCCAACCCCAGGCCGAACCAGCACATTCACCGCCCGCAGCGGAAGACGGGCCTCTACGCCGCGCTTACCGTAGGGGTACGGGCGTTGCCGGACGGTCCGCGAGGCGAGGTGATCAGCGTGGTGCAGCGGCGACGCCGCTGGACCACGCAGCAGAAGCTGGCGCTGGTCGAGGAGGCGATGTGTCCCGGTTCGTCGGTGGCGGGCGTCGCCGACCGGCGTGGCGTGAGCCGCAGTCTGCTGTTCGAGTGGCGGCGCCAGGTTCGCGAGGGGACGATGCCGGGCTTGGTTACGACAGAGCCGGAGGTCCAGCCCGCCCTGGTACCGGTTCGCGTGGTCGATAATTCGCCGCCGCGTCCACAGGCATCGTCATGTCCTGAGCGGCGTGCGCGATCCGGCGCGATGATCGAGTTGGTGCTGCGGAACGGCCGCGTGCTGCGTGTTTCCGAAGCGATCCGACCGGAGGTGCTGGCGCGGCTGGCGTCGGCGCTGGACGCCGGATGCTGAGCTTCAACGCGGGGATGCGCGTGCATCTCGCACTCGGCGCGACGGACATGCGCCGCGGCTTCGACGGTCTGGCGGCGCAGGTGCAGACGGTGCTGAAGGCCGATCCGTTCT